AAAGAGGATGTTGCCCGCAGGTTGCAAAAGCCTCCGTTCAATTGGATTGGCCCCACCGCTTATGAATTGGTGCGTAAGCATGATGCCGTTGCTGAGTTCATCAATGACCGCTACATAGAAGACTCAAAACGACGTCAGAAAGAAACAGCGAAACGTGGCTTCTACCCGACACGCAAAGATCTTGAGGCGGTTGGTATTAAGTTCCGGACCATTAAATTGGGAGAAAAGATATGAGGGCAGTACATAACCACGGAACACCAAACAGCTTCCGCATCGAGTCTGATGATTTGATTCCTTACGCACAGTTTCGGTACGGCGACCTCATCTATACCGTAGATGAAGATCCGTTCCTTGAGTGGGTTAACAAGGGCCACAAGTGCAAATGTGGCGAATGCCTCTACTGTCGGGCCACAGAATACTATGCCGAGACTTCTGCCCAAACAGGAACAAGTCAAAATGGATGAGTTGAGCAAAAACATCACATGGACCGGCACCCATAAAGGCGTTCGGTATCAGGTATCTCATCACGGAGAGGGCGGAACATATCGCCCCGAAGGAGCGTGGTGTTACTACATCCTAGTGCATGAGGATCAGCTAGATGCGGAGTGGCTAGAGAAATTAGACCTTCCTCCCAAAGCTGACGATAAGGGGCGTATCAACTATCCATACATGGCCTCTTGGTGGGCTGGCCTTGATTGGCATTGCGGAATCACATTCTACAAGAAGACTTCTGGTGTAGATGGCGCAAAGAAGATGTTTAAGGTTGGCTGTGACTACGCCCATTACTGGGATGAAGGCCACTACTACAACCTGGAATCAGTCGCACATGACGCTAGAACGATCATTGATGAACTGGTTTCCAGAGTCCCATTGAGAGTCAGATGTTCATGGGATGGCTGCTATGCGGCTCTGGAGAATATGACGGCCTGGGGTAAGGGTCATATCAACAATGGGTGCATTGAAGGCAGAAACGCGGCTTTTCCAAAGGCAGAGCCGATAGTGGCGGCTCTAGTTTCGGCAGGACAGAATTCATGACAACAGACGAAGCAATCAGCAAGGCCATCGAAGCCGCCAAAGCCGAAATTGGTGAGCCTGTCTATCGCTATGAGAAAAAATACTATCTATACAATAGCAAACAGGATCGCCACTGGACCCGTATTGGACACGGTGAGGAAGTTGAGAAACAAGAATATGATGAAAACATTAAGGAATCCAACTTCAATTTAAAAGAAGCTTTTATGGAGCGATTAAATAGGCATTACTGGAAATATAGCAAACGCATTGTTCAGGATGGTTGGAAAGAATATCTAATCAAGGCCCTAGATTCAGACTCGCTAGGACTAAAGCGTGAAGCATCTTGATTTATTCAGCGGCATTGGAGGATTCGCACTTGCAGCCAGGTGGGTGGACTGGGAGACAGTGGGTTTCTGTGAGATTGATCCGTACTGCCAGAAGGTGCTTAGAAAGCATTGGCCTGATGTACCTATTTATGATGATGTGCGGAGCCTAGCGGGTGAAACAGTGGGACATGTTGACATCATTACAGGAGGGTATCCTTGCCAGCCATTCAGTCTTGCCGGGAAGCGACGAGGCGCGAAAGATGACCGCCATCTCTGGCCGGAATTTGCTCGGCTTATACACGAGCTCAGGCCAGCTTGGATTGTTGGCGAGAACGTTGCTGGACACATCACAATGGGCCTCGACGAAGTGTTATCTGATCTGGAAGGATGCGGCTACACCGCAGAAACGTTTGTTATTCCGGCTTGTGCCACAGACGCCCCCCATAGACGAGATCGACTCTGGATTACTGCCAACCGCATCAGCAAGCGAGGGCGGCCCAATGCCGGAGCTCAGTCACGATCCGAAGAAGAATCAGAGGAACTACAGCAAGAGAATCGGCAAGCACTGCCAGGTGACGCTGAGAAGATACGTGCAGATGTGGCCGACCCCAAGAACGTGCAGTGCGATGGCAGCGACAGTAAACCCGGATGCGAAATTTCCGAACCTCGAGACAGTGGTAGCGCGAGTGGAGGACACCAGGACTGGACAATTGAATCCGATGTGGGTCGAGTGGCTAATGGGATACCCAAGCGGGTGGACAGACTTAGAGGACTCGGCAACGCAATCGTGCCGCAAGTCGCTGAAGTCATCTTCAGGGCTATAGTGGCCTCAGATCCAGACAATCAGGAGAAAAAGGTGGCCCCAGACTCTACCCAACCACGGACGGAATCGGATGGAGAAACGGATAGTGCCAGTCAGTGCCGACACTCTAAACTAACCGAATTGGGTGAGCCGGTGATATGCAATCACTGTAACACCGCATCTACCCATCAGAAACCCGCTGATGGTGATTTAATCGTGGGAGGCATGGCATACGATGACTGAGTGTAACCAACACCAAAGCAATGTTCTACAGAAAATCAAGGACGCCTATTATGCGGGTAAGGGCGTATGGCTCTCAAAAAATCAAGTCAAAGAGCTGTGGGCGTGCGATGACGCTCTGCACACGCGGTTATCCAACGAGATGGACGAAGAACATGACTCAGCCTGATAAAGACGCGGGCTTGCCATGTCCCAACTGTAACGACACTGGCGGTTATCCGGTGTCAGATGGTCACGGTGGCTGTTACGAAGAACAGTGCCAATTTTGCTGGGGAGTGCCGAATTCCGTTTTCAATCTTTCCGGAGCGAGACCTACGGAGAATAAATCAGATGATTGACAAATATGGAATTGTAAGAATTACCGAAGAGGAAGTAGAAGTTACAAACTTTGTTTTTGATAGTGTCGGCTTACTGACTATGGATGATTTCCATCAAGAAGCCATTCGATGGGCTATTGAGCGGTTACAGAGCAAACTAGATTCAGACTAATGGAGGACAAATCATGGATAAGAGAGAAGATAAACCGATCTGTCCGAGTTGCGGTCGAGTGCTCCTGCTGAAAAACGGTAAACCAAAGCTGCGGCTCGTAGATGGCAAGTGGAAACTGGACTGTAAGTGCGGGAAAAAGCATGCCGATGCCGTTTGAACAATTAGTGACTCTGGCAAATCGTACAAGCCTATTACCGACCCAGGGCAGTAATTATTCCTTCTTTTTAGCTTTTTTCTTAGCTTTCTTTTTAGTTGGTATTGCTCTTTTGCCGCGTGTTGCAGATGAAATAATTATTGTTGATGACTTGTGCGTCACTGTTTTTCTCCGTGATGTTCAATATTCAGTCCAGCACGCATCATAACAAGTTTGAAGTCATCTATCTCCATTTGAGCTAATCGACATTCACGTTCTGTTTCGCTATACATAGTCTGCCATGTTTCTGCAATGGCATTGGCTTCATTAGCGGAATCAATAGCTTTTTCTGCACGAAAGAATGAAATGATCGCGACAATACAAGAAATAGAAACAAGTATTATCAGAATGGTTTCACGGTTGAATTGAGTCCACTTTCTGTGATGCTCATTTCTTGCCGGATTTAGTTCGCTTGGATTCATCTATTTCATCTACTTCGTCTTTCCAGTCGAGCTCTTTCCAATATTCATCCCACTCGTTTTTCCAATCGCGATAATAATCACAGATTAGACTAACTATAATACCAAAAACAAGAATCAGAATAGCAAGTGTTTTTGCATCAACATCCATGTCTTTAGTATATGGGAAATTTATCCCTTTGTTTTGATTATCTTGTCAGGGCACCTTTCTCTCGTTCATAAATAGCTTTGATTGCAAGGAACTTGGCTTTTTGTTGAGCTGATTCAGCAAAAATGATTTCTTGATCTATGACGGTCAATTCGGTATCCAAGCGACGGATTTCTTTTTGTATCGCATCTTCTCTTAGTTCATATCGTTCATCGCCCCATGCATTATGGAGCAATAACGCAATGAATACGATGATTGCGCCAAGGCTACTAACAGCAACTCGAATAACATTCTTTTTAACGGATGAAGTCATAGCGCGGTCCCAAGTCCTATAATTGCGATCCAATAACCCACAGATTGAAATAAATGATGTTTACGTTCGTCTTCAAGCATTGTTTGGCGCATATCCGCAATATTTCGCTGTGCCTGTCCAGCTTCGACTAATCCCTTACGTGCTAGTTTCAATTGACCAATCTGTAATGCGTGTTCTGTGATAATACTCTCATTTGCCTCACTACACGTCCTGTAAGCGTCCAGGTCGTTCAATCCAACTTTATCATATACAACGTGAGTGTTATAGACTTCAGCCGGTAGAGGGAATTTGCCGCAGTCTAATGGGATGGTAGCAGGAGACAGATCAACGTCCAGATCAGTCCAAGGATTCGGCGTAGACGTGACACAACCGCTAATCAGCAGACCAAGCAGACAAAATGTCGCTAATTTCACGGTCTTGATCTCCCATTTGAGTAATTCTAGTTTCAGCTTTCGATCTTATCTCATTTGCATTGGCATCGTGTAACTTCGCTTGTGTACTGGCAGTGGCTGCTGTTTCAACGCCTTTCACGACATTGCCCAGTTCAATATCAATGACTTTATCTTTCCACTTATCGGCAATGGTCCTTTGACGCTTAGCTGCCATGACAGCGAGCGCAGCAAGAAAGGCAAGAGCTGCAACCTTTACTGATATACCAAGACCTTTAAGCCAGTTCATCGCATCGACATTTTGTAGCGTTTCTCACGAATACGCCATGCTGCGATATAACCGATACCTACAGCTAATCCACCCTCAAATCCAGGTGGAACTCTGTCATGGTATTCAGGCAGGAATATCGCGAGAAGTCCCATACCAATAGCAGCTAACCAGCCCCATCCTGCACCTGCATTTGCAGTCGTACTTGGTACATTCATGGTAAATCCTCTATTTTTGAAATTCCACGAATGTAACGAGTCCTTCCATCTGACTTATAAGCGGTTAAATCCTCGCCTCTTGGATGCTCTGCTATTCCAGCATGTGTCCACTGACCAAACTCATGTATGTTCTGATCATAAGGTAGCTTCTCATCTCGCATATAAACACACACGTCATATGGGCTCATCCCCAATACTCTAAAATCCGCTGCTCTTCCGTCTATATGAGCTGAATCCTTTGAACTTCCGATGGCAGTATTAAGTTGTAATGGCCTGAACCCCGACGATATGACGATAGGGTTATCAAGAGCATCTCGTAAAGGCTGGAGAATGGTTTCACACAAGTCCGTTAGATTCCGAATCACTTCCTTTGAAGGCGTCATGTCAATACCCTGACGTTCTGCTGTCTGAGAGCGTAAAAACTCAGATAATTGAAATGATTTCGATAATCTCATATTTAAGTAGTCGAATTAACGATCAGCCCATACGCGGCAAGCTGGGTCAGTAGACTTGTCAGTGCCGCATTGCCACCGCGTGATCCAGTTACGGTTCGTTTGGTGATCGGCGTCGTGGTAAAAAATCCGACGCTGCCGCCACCGGAGCCAAGCGTTGCCTTACCGTTTAGAGCTAGTGTGCCGGTTCCTGACCCAAGGGTCATATCTCCCCCACTTCCGGGAGTTAAAACAATGTCTCCAGTGGTCAAGTCCAGAGTGAAGTTAGACGCATCAACTGAAAGCGTTGTGCCATCAATTCTCTGAATCTTGAGAACACCGCTTTCAACGACAATCTGCCCGTCCTTCGCCTGTCCAATCTCTCTAAGATGCACTCTAGGCGTGCTGGCCGATTCTATCCTCAGTCGCTCTACTGCTGCACTTGTATTTGATGTGTGTATCCAATGGTCTGCACGAATAACGCTACTGTTGTTGAAAGAATTGGTTTCGCTTTCCAAGTCAAGCGTATTACCATACCAATTGGTTTCAGAACCCGAATCCGTTTCGAGGAACAGAGTGGCCGCTTCACCGCCCTGAAACGCGGAATTCTGTATTGTCAGCGTGCCACCGTTATCGATCACATTGGCTGGCGGCGTAGCATTATCGCCGAATTGTAGGAACCTTGATCCGCTCACGGTCAAGCGGCTTTTAAGCGAGGCGTTTTCCGATAGATCAAATAATCGGGTCGTGTCCTCGGTGTCCATGCCGTCGATAGTTCCGACAGAACCGTTCTCCAGTCTGACCGCAAAAGCAGATGTTGAATCGCAAGCACAAGCATCCATCGCAAAGCCAGAGACGGCATCAAATCGAAAGCCACCACTAGTAGCCGTTGGTGCATAGCAATTGATAAAACTGAGCGTGGTGTGGCCAGAACTGCCGCTAGTTGCGTCAAAGTTGAACCCCCAACCACCGGCTGAACCAACAATCACGCTCTCGAAACTGTTTATAAACGTCGAATCGAACATTAGGACGCCATCGCCGGCCGGGAATTGGATCAGCATATTGAGCAGTTTCAGGCGCGTTATCAGGCCACCAGTGCCGAAGACACCATGCAAAGCGATATTGTTACAATCAATTCCAATATTCTCAATGCGCTGGTTGCGGCTCTTGACAACGAAAACTGACTGAGCAGCATCACCGCCCGTGATCGGAAAGCCAGTCTCAACACTGAATCGCGGTCCATTGTCAGATGAATCAACAGAAATAACATTACCTGTTATATCACCGACGACTCTTTGACCAGATCGACCTAGAGTAAATGACGATGTGATTTCATAAACACTACCATCGCCGTCCTGTGGAATTCTTACAAGATCATTGGCAAGCAATGCGTTCTTTATTGCAGTATCATTAACTGCTGCTAATTGACCTGTGCCAGCACCATAGCGTCTTATATCGCCGGGTTCAAATTCAGGTTTAATAGACGTGATACCCGCTGCTATTTCCGCAGCAGTTAAAGTAAAATTATTGTTGATTTTTGATAGAGGTACTTTCCTGGTTACTGGAACGCCGCCAACGTCAACAACAATAGGTAAAATGTCATCAGCAACAGGAGCCGTTACCTCGGTAAATTCAGTAATCTTTTGTGGATCAGCCATATCGGATTATCTCGTTGATATGTATATATGTGTAACTGTTGCGACTATTGGTGTTCCACTCATATCACTGGAAAACTCAAAGAGAACTTCAGTTGTTTTTGTGCCCATTGTTGATTGATTGTCATAAATTCTATCAGCATTCAGTTGTAAAAAACCCGCTCCAGCATCAATCTCCAACGTTCCGGAGATAATCGTTCTTTGTACAAAGAAACCTGCTGCACCACCACTTAAAAGCCATTCACCAATGATAGCACTGAAGCCGCCAGTGTTTTGGATTGTTGATAGAACGCCATCTAAACCAAGTTTAATACCAGAATGGCAAGCTCCACCGAAAAAGAGTTCATTATTAACCGTTCGATCCGTTACATGAACCGCAGGTGGTGCAGATCCTTCAGAAGTATGATTTTGATGTATTAACATTAGGCAAATGCCTGTGAAATGTTCGGATCATGCTGCACCCAATCATTGTTAGGCGATTGAATTTTTGTCTTGTTAAGTCCATGAATTTTAACACCTTTTAGGCGAAGGCCTGCGAAAATGATCCTCGCCACTCTGTGCCAGCATCAATAGTTCGGAGTGTTATCTCGTCAATGGCCCCGTTCGTTATTGTGATAACTGGTGCAGTTCCTCCAGGCCATTTTACTGAAGTAGGCCAGGTAACAGTAAATGCGCCAGCCGCATCGTCCTGAATGATCTTGATAACGAACTGTCCGTAATTGCCCGTTGCCGGAGGATTACTAAGGGTAATCGTGGTGATATTCTCGGTCAGAGTCGTGACAAATGAATTGCCCGTAGTCAGATCAATAATAAGAGTTCCGGCAGAGCTAGATATGACATTGTGTTTTACTGCATAATCAAGCAACAATGGACGTCGCAATTCTTGGTCAGAATATTGAACAGCAGCAGTATGAGTCTGGACAGCAGAGATGGTGTTTGTACGACTGAGCTTTAGAAAATTATCTGATATCTCTTTAAGTACTAATTCAACATCGATTGCTGTAAAATTCCCGGCTACATCAGCCACGCTAACAACCGCAGCGGTTAATGCTGAAATGCCATCTTCCGGTGCGAAAAAGTCTATCGGTCCATATTCTTTCGCACCTGTAGATTGCTTAAGCGTTACAGTACCTTTTGTGTCGGTAAAGATGTCACCAAACAGGCCATTTGCATCAGCAACAACTGGATCAATATTGGCTGATGTTAAAGCAAAATCGCTAAATGTTATCTTGGGCGTAGTCGTTCCGAATTCAAAAAATTCCAACGTAGCCCCTGCAAAATTACCGATTCCATCCCCGACTCGTGTTCTTGGCTCGACAAATCTGAAACTCATGTTCTTTTAATCCTTGTAGCCTTATGATATAAATCTCGGGAAATGTTGGAGATTATCATGTTCAATATATTTCTAATCATTCTCGGCCTCTCAATTGGCAAATTACTTACACCATCTGTTAGTGCCGGATTCTTCATGATTGTTGGAGTTTTCCTTATCTGGATTTCTCGGCATCATCCTTCATCCTGAGCAGATAACCATGCGATAAATCCTGTGTTGGCAATATTTGCCGCCGTATTCTGATCTAACGTTGCTGTCCATGCCTTAAACTGCGGGCTATTTTGAGCAATATTATTTGCTCTTGGAATATTGCCTTCAATGGCAGCCTTCATCGCATCCTTAAATGGTTGTGATGTCAAAAACTCATTGGCCTTGACAATCTGAGGCGTTTTATCTCGCTTTGCAATTACTCTAAGTGTGGTTGCTAAACCGGGAATACCAGACACTGTGGTTAACGCTGCTTCACCCGCAGCGACTGAGCCTGCCGTGAATAATTTAGTCGACGCCGTACCGTTTTCAAGCGCAGCAATAATCGGACCAGCAGAACCTGATGGATTTGCCAGTGATTTTGCATTGGATTTAACAATACCAGTCATCACACGACCAATATCGTTAAATGTTTGAACAGTTTTCTTTGGCAAAAGCCGAAATAATGCCGACTTTGCCGTAGCATTTCGATTCAGTGTCGCGAAACCGTTCACAAATCCAGTGCCTAACGCTCCACCTTGCCGTGAGCCGCCCGCAAATATCTCTCCAAGTATGGTTGCTGCCACCTCTCCTTTTCGTGGCTCTGCAATCGCCTCAATCAGCCTGTTTAGAGGAGCTACATCACCTTTTGTTAAGGCTACGCCAGCTTGACGAAACTTTGGCACCAAAGATCCGGTCAAATTACGCCCAAATAACTCAACAGCACTATCCTCAACACCTTTTCGCTTGACAATAAGATTTCTGGCATTCGTATATAGCTCACCAATACCAAAGACTTCGGTAACGCCTTGCTGTGTATCAGACAGCACGCCATATACCTCACGCAAAATGAAATCACTGTCATCCTTAAACGGACCATCACGCTTATTGAACCCATCGCCTACATCTTTGCGTATCCTATCCAGTGCGGCATAAGTTAGAGTGCCATCAGCTTCTTTCCGGTTTACTAAGTTGAATAATCTTTTCTCAACCGTTGTCAACAATGATTTATCGCCGCCCAATTCAACTAATTTTGCGTCTACATGATCTTTGATCAGTTGCGTTTCAACACGAGTTGGACCCGGGATAGTTTCACGAACTGTCGTATATGCCGCATCTGCTCTTGTTTGAAGGTCATCAATAGTGGTGCGAGTATTTAGTAAAATATCATCACTCACTGCGGCTTTATCCAGAGACCCACCAATATCGGTCACTAAATCATCAGCACGAGTAGAAAGATCAACCAATGCTTGCTGTTCTACAGCTTGTAATTCACTACCAGGCTTTGTTTTCAATGCCCGCGCAACATCCTGAAATGCTGTATTAGTGGAAAAATGTTCTGGATTAAGGTCAACACCCAACCGTTGTGCGGCATCAACTATTTCCCGATCCGGCAACACTGCTTCCGCTACTTTTGCAGACTTACCTTTTCGTAAATCATCGACAACTTGTTGCGCCGAAATTGGCGGCTCAAATTCAGGTCTTGGAGTAACATCAACTGGTCTATCCAGTGATGGCCTACCAACACTAACGGCTGGTCCCTCTGCTGGTGTAATAACTGGCCGTGCCGGCACTGCTGGTGCCTCTGGCGCACGCCTGAATGGAGTTCTTACGCCTGCTGCAGCGGCTATGCCCGTTGGGATCGCCTCAGTCACCGCGCTAACTATTGGTGGCGCACCGATGTCCTGCAATGCCCTACCGGCAGTAAGCCCAATACCTTCTTCTATAGTGCGCCTAACAGTTTCAGCGGCACCTTCAATGCCCGCACCTATGGCAAGTTGAGATAGTCCAGCAATACCAGCAACAGGAGCACGAACAGCCATTACACCGAGTTCAGCGGCGCGACCAATCTGTTCCACTCGCGCCTCACCTGCCTGTGTTCGAGGCGCTATCGTTAATGCCTCTTGCGTTCCAGCAACAAATCGCGCACCTTTCTCTGCTGGTGTTTCTCCGCCCGGAACCAATCCAGCAGCCAATCCAGCAATTCCAGCTAAGCCAGCTATGGGCTCTGCCACAGCACCAGAAACAAGCGTTTCAATTGCCTCACCAGTTGGCGTTCTTAACCCTTCAAAAGCCGGATCACCCGGCCTTATTGGATCGCCTAGTTGCGGTTGTCTTGGTAGTTCAGGCGTTTCTGGCGCAGCTTGCTGAGCAGTTGCTTGTCGTTGCCTGGCCTGAGCTATTGCAATCGCTTTTTGCTGTTCTACAGTAAGATGTGGCATATCATTGCTCGAATAATGCTCGTTCTTCTGGAGTCATAAATTCAAGTAGAGCTGGATCAAATGCTTGTGTTTGTGTCGGCGCTGCCGGCGTAGTTGGAATATTTGCTAAATCCGCCTTGCGTGTAAGCCGGCTAAGGCGAGCATCCGTTTGTGCAATAAGTTCATCAATTGCGCCTTGATAGGATGACAATGATACGGTGCGGTTTGTAAGACGAGATTGCGCCTCTGTGGCTGCTCGGCCCTCTGTATCCGTAATCGGCCCACCGCCTTTCAAAGACTGATACGCCTGGAGGAATGTTTTGCCAGTAACTTGGGCGATTTTGGCAAGTAACGCGCTTTCGTTCTCATCAATTCGGACATCAATGCGTCCCTCAACAGCGCCCAACACATTGGGAAGATTGGGGTCATTTCTGATGTCGTTCAACAAGACAACCATTTCATTTGCGCCGGCTTGAGCCTCTGGCAATAACACCCGCGCCTCTTCTGCTGTTTTTATTCGATTAGCTGCGACTCGCTGGCCTTGAACTGCGGCCTCTACCAGCGCAGCTTCTCTAGCTGCAGCGCCTCCAGTTTCCTCGGCTCTTGCTAATTCCGCATCAATCTGAGCCGTTGTTTTTGCTGTTTGTATACCGCCAGCAATGATCGCTTGTGATCCAGCGACCAGTTCTGTCACACCAGGTGCTGCAGCTATCCGTTCTTGTGCAGAAATACCCGCTCTCGCTTCGAGGCCCGCCCTCACTCGTCGTGCCATACTCTGTTCTTCTGGCGTGAAATCAGCAATTAACGATTCAAATGCCCGTTGTTCTGCTGGTACTCCAGCTCCTCTGGCACGAGCTAGTCTTTGTTCTGGTGATAGGGCAAGTAATTCAGTCACTTGTAACGCATTATTCTGATCTTCTTCCGAAAGCCCAGTGAGACTTGCTGTATGTTGCGGATCACGACGCGCTCCAGTCTGATCCGTCGATCTAGACAAGTTGGCAACACGTTCATCAATCAAGGGCTGACGCTGCTCAAACGGAGTATTACGCAATCGGAAGGCAAAATCAGCGGCTTCATTTTTCTGGCCTTGAGTCCGCAGACCTGCACTCTCAGAAATTGCCTCAAACATTTCAGGGAATTCTACCGAGAGTTGCGCAGTTGCCCTATCACTGTCTGGACCACCACCAAAGGCTGCATTGGATAATTCTTGCTGCCGCTGCTGTCGTTGCACTGCCGCCTGACCCGCTTCGACTCGCTGTTCGCCCAAGCGGGCTTGACTGACAGCAATATCACGTTCGGCACGCTCAGCTACAATCGAACTAGATGTTCTGCCCGCACCAAATGCAGCAATTCCTGTACCTATTCGCGACAAAAGTCCTCGTCTGACTTCTTCTTCTGGAACTGACATCAGATAAATGCTCCTGCTACTTGGCCTAAGCCTCTACGAATTCCTGAAGCTCGTCCTGTTATTCCGCGGCCGCGTGCTGCACCACCAGCGCCCAACAAATTAGAAATATTTGCTGCTGCCTCGCCACCAAATCCGGCCTGTTGACCAACTGCTGCTAATCCACCTCGTGCAAGAGCAGCCAATCGATTCTGTCTTTCACCTAATTGTTGTGAAGCTATACCAAAGGCTTGTTCCTGTAGCGCAGTTCTTACATTACCGCCACCAAGACCACCAATAGCAGCCTGATTGCGTAACAATGATCGTTCCTGCCTCTGACGCAAGAATGCCTGGCCAGGCGACTCTTGAAACCGACCAAGTGCGGCCTGTTCTGCTTCAGTACCTCGAAGTCCAAGAAGTGCTGCTTCCTCTTCGCCAGCAAGGCCACCGCGTTCACGAAAGGGCTGAAATGCTTCTTGAGTGATATCAAATTGACGTCTCTGTTCAGCAATACCTGCAGTAATTCCCGCTTCCTGCGCTTCTGCAGCCCTTTCCTCGGCACCACCAAAGAATACATCTTTTATGAAACTCATGAGTTCAGATGCCTCCTGATAAATAAGTCTCTCTCACCTGACTCAAGTAAATTAAACCCCAGTTGTTTGCAAAACATCACGACATGCCTCAGTTTCGGGTCGATTTCAGCATAAATAGAAGTGCATCCCTGATCAAACATCAACTGAATCGACTCCTCAACAGCAATATAGGCCAGTTTACCTCTTTTTGATGGCAAAATGCTGGGGTGAATCTTCAATCCTTCTCTGAAATCATGAAACATAATCACACCATCACCATCATTGACCAAATAATACAACACATCGGGACAATAGGGTGTATCAAAGGGTTCACATCCATCAGGAGCAATATCCTTCCATATATCCGGATGATGCAGAACTGAGTTGATCACATCCATATCGAATGTTTGCCGGATCATGTCAGTACTTCCTTTTCCTTCAAATCAGCAATGATCGTAGCGACAAAATCTGCAAGATCCAGTACAGCATCACGAATATTTTCAACTTCTGCCTGTGTTGGTGTTGCGGATATTGTTCCAGCAGCAGCATTTGCATCCAGTGTTCGATCTGTAGTTGCGTTGCTTATTGTATAGGCACTTGTTGCATCGGTGAGCTGATTTGAGACATTAACTAAATTCTCGACTACATCAGCAAAACGGATGTTTGGTGTGCCATTTTCACTGACAAAGACGTCTCTTCTATTGGGCGCAACAATCGTCATATCTGAACACCAGCCGTACCCTCAACATCCAATCTGATCAAAGCGCTTTTGATTGGCTCTGTGGTGGTAAATCGAAGCATTCGGTTTCGTGGTATCTGTCCTTGTCGTCGCCATGCTGGCAATCTATCCCGTTGTCCTATCTTTCCATAGGATCTAACGCCTGCAATCTGGAAAATACCACCACCATCATCGGAAAATTCCATTAGCATCTGAGGATCAAGACCATCAATCGTGCCAACGCCCGCCTCCATAGTCAGCTTTAAAACACTGACAAACAACGGTACACCATCAGCGTGAAATGGTGATGAAACCTTTTGACGCCGTATTTTATTACCGTATTCAGTATGTGTATCCTTTTTCAGAATACCAATGCGACCATCAACCGAGTCACCACATAGCAAATCACCAAAAGCTGACACAATACTGGTAACGCGCCATTTATCGTCTGTCATTCCTGACTGGCGTTCATGCCATGTTTCCAGTCCTGTAAGAGCACTGGTAGTTGCGTCATAAACAAAGGTTTTCGATGGTATGCGGATTGATGTGAATGTAAATGCTAAGAAAAAACTGCCACCGTATGCATAGGTAAACGCAAAAGCATCAGCTATCTCGTCTTCGGTATATTCCTGGATAGCATTATCAATGGCAGAAGTGGATATCTTACGAACACCACCACCTTCAAACCGCCATGCAGAGGTAAGTTCGCCGACATCACCGCCTAAAAACACAAACGAATTATCGAAGTCCACAACACTGAATTTCGCGTGCAAACCCTTCTGTATGTCGCCACCACGAACACGCCGAAACGGAAATTCAAATCCTCCAATGTTCTGAAATAACTCAATCGTATCCTCACCAAGAACAAATAATTCATTGTGATTGATGTGTGTTGCAACAATCTTGTCTGGACGCACATCAGCAGATCCAAAGTCTAATGCATCAAAGACCGTGGGTTGATTCAAATTCGATACAAAGAACACCTCACCATCGCTGGACGTGAATATGAAAAAACCGTCCTTGAACGAAACCGTATCCGATACACGGAAATCAATATCCGTTATCTCGGTGAGCATACTGTCTTCGTTGTTGAATGAATAAGCTGTAACACCCGGCACAACAATCACCAGGAATTGACCATTATTTGCCAAAGAGACACGTCCAGCGCCTAGTATCTCTCCGTGATCCGTTACGACTCCGGCAGAAGTGAACGAATATAGGTTATTGCCGTTGATATGGTACGGCACACCATTAACGACTTGTGCACCACGATTGATGCCGATAATACTGGCGCCAGTAAGGACTTTTGTTGATATGCCACGCACATCGAATAATGCGCGCTGATTAAGCGCTGTCACCTCTGGAACGTGGGGCTCCCAGTTAATACAACGCTGTGCCGATAATGGCAGAGATGCCGACTGATAAAAGCCTGTTGCGATTTCTAGTTGCATTATTCCATTTTCGCCTTTTGAACGATCCTATCAACTTCAGTTTGAAATCTTCCACCTTCTTTTGATCGTCGTATAGCAAATTTTCGAGCCTCTTCTTCTGTATCAAATCTTCCACGACTCGGGTTTTTCCCTAGCTGAAATAGTCTTATTGCTTCTTCATCTGTTACTTTGACCAAGAAACCTTCATCATCAACAACAATTGTTGGGATTAATTGAACGCCCTCATCAAACCCAACGGAAATTGTTCTTTCTGTTGATTTAGAACCATCAGGATTAATAATTGGCGCGCCTGGAGTTAACCCTTTTGTTCCTATTTTTGGAAACTCATCCGCCATGATAGATTAATTGCATTTACGTTGTGTATTAGATGGATAGAATCGAGAATCCCGTAAACCTCCCGGTGTATCCCCGTTCGGCGTGAAGTTATTATCCTCGTTACCTGATCCGATAGGCAATGTATCCGGAAATTGTGACTGATTCAGCGGAATCGAAGCTCGTAATGATCGCTTGGACCGCTTTGCCCTTACTTCAAGACCTGGCGTGACAATACGTCCATATTCAGGCGCTATATAGATAGCCAGATTGGATTTAATTGCACCAAGAGATCCCAAGGTAACAAACACTTCATCTTCAACATCATCAAGCGTTTCATAGCCGATATTAATACCGTCTACATTCCACTCATTCATCATGTCATTGAGTGCGGTCAGTCCAGCTTCGGCCTCATCAGCAGTAATCGCTGATTCTGCTGTATTAACTTCTAGTAATCCTAGCGCACCCGTAACAATTTCAGTGACCGTTGGCATATTCAATTGCCTCGAAAGCTTTATCAGATCCTATTTCAAGCACAAAATCACGCAACTCATCATTCTCAAGCTGCGTGATCCAATGATAATTCCATAATGGGGAGCCAGGTACACCGTACCCAGCATCCCAATCAATGGAATAATCCTTAATCAAGATCTACTCGATTAAGTCTTCCAGCCATGCCCTGCGAACCACGGATTGAGTGTCGCGTAGGCCGGCAAGAGATCAAAACGCACCTTCTGCTGGTTAGCGTCACCATCCGCGTACTTTGAAACACGAAGCGAGAATCCATCCTCAGTGGTCACCGTAGTGTCCGTCGAGAACAACTTCGGAAGCTTGACCGATGCCATGCTGAATGCTTGCGGGTGATAGAACAGGTTTGGTGAAAACGTCCCGCCCTCGGTGAGAATGTCCAATACATCGTCATCCTCAATTGCATTGGTGACCGTATTGTAAGCAACATTCGCCTCCAAAATTGCCGGAGACGATACGATCAACGTTGCTGCGCCACTCGTGAATGCCGCATCTGCGACAGTAACGCCGCGCCAGGGAATACTTACACCGGCTCCATCAAGCGCCGCATTCCTGGTCGATTGATTCAACAACGCAGTGTCTTCGAGCGCGCCAATTTGAATGACTGAACCCGCTGGCAATGTTCCGCCAAACGTGCCAAAACCGTCCACGAGGATCGTTTGCTGCATCGTATCCTTCGCTGCAACATACGTCGCTGTTGGTGCGCCATTAACCGCACCAGCTGGGTCTGCAATCGCTGCAATGGTTACCGATCCGAGTGCATTTGCTGTTAATGCCCGCATACCACCAAAGTTACGACTGATCTGTGCATCCGTCCATGCAGTACGAACCAGTGAATCAACTGCGGTTAGTGAGTTCTGCTGGTCTGCCAATACAACCTGAGTGAACGGGTTGATTAGGTAATACCAAGGCATATCGCCAGGAACACCTATAGAACTCAACAACGCGCCAGCCTCAGCGACATCTGACCACGCTGTAACAGCCGTGCCAGGAGTACCATGAACCAAGCCAGAGTTCTCTAGCATGAATTGTGCGAAATCCGTCTCAAGATCGGTGACAATACGGCGTGCCATCGGTGCGATGATCTGATCTAACTGATCAAGCTCCAGCGCCTCTTCAACATTGCCCCACTCCGTTGCCGCAGTGAAATAATTCTGAACTGTTGCCGTGGCCTTACCAGAGATGATGTCGTCTTTGGTTGACAAAGATATATCACCGCCTGCGGTCCGAATCGTACGATAGTCATGTGGACGCTTGATATCCACAGTCGTACCCGATGCCGGTGTGAATTTGCCCTCGAAAAGCTGAGTATCGACAGTCTTGGTCACAACTCGATTTGACTCGAAGTGCTTCAAGAATGTCCGCATCAGCTTTCGGGTGACGTTACTCGTTAAACTGTTAGCCATGTTCTAGCTCCTATTCGTATTGGGCCCCCTTCTCCCAGTCTTCCTTCTGTTCAGGAGCACCACCACCTTTAATCGTGGTGGGTGGGTTGGGCGCATTACTTGTTTGTGGTTTCAGTAAAGAGGCTTTTTGTCTGATATCACCATTTAGATGATTCACCAACTGCAACACAGACATCCTGTTCATATCCTCTAACTCAACAGGATTTTGCGATAGATAAGTCACCAACAATGGACCATCAGGATCTTCCAGAAGTACATCCTGAAAGGTTGTGGATATTCCATAACCGATAACAGTATCTGCCGCTTTCTTTGTTTCAGCCGGATTCAGACCGTGCGTCACCATATTCGAATCAAATGCCG